ACAATATAGTTGGCAAATAACATACATTCCAAATATTTTAGACAAAAAGTATGTATCAGGAGGTGACAGTCAAGTAGAATTTAGTCGGTTCAAAACCAGTTTTAGTACGGCTGCTTATACAGGCAATTTTGAAGGCTTTTTTCCACATACAGGCCTTACCCTTAAAGATGGACAATTACCTACTATTGATGAGATAGCTTTAGAGCTTAGAGCCAATCCAAATCTTAATCAAGAAGATACAGAAAACGCAATAAATAGTATTGGCACAGTGCTTGAAAGGTATTCCAATTACAATGAAGGCTCATTAAAAGATTATGCAATTAATCGATTTAAAGGCACACTTTCAAATGATGAGAAAAGTTTATTAAAATCCCGAGGAATACTAAATCCTCTAGAGGAAGTTGCAGAGGCTTATGCAAGCTCTTTTAAATTTTATCTTGATGAATTTGTAGAAGACTCTGGCAATATGCCTTTACTTCAGGAATTTGACCGTGCTGATGGCATCAGAACAAAAGCTTTAAATGAAGCTACATCAACTATGGAACAAATAAAACAGTTAGCTGTGGCCGCGGATGACGTTCAAACCATTGAACAATTAATCGATGATATTCAACTGCAAGTAGGCGACACCGTAGAATCAACAGATGCAGATGGAAACATAGCTACTTTTAGATACAACGGTGGCGGTGAGGGTGATAACAACAATTATACGCTAATATCTAGCGATAGTGATACTGATACAGGTTCACCTGAAGAAGAAGAAACGGATGTTGACCCTAAATATGCAGTTACCAAACCAGCAGAACAAAATGCTCAAAGGTTTGTTAGCGGTGTGCAAGGTGCAAATAGGGCGCGAATTCTAGAACGACAAGAAGAGGCAATAGAAAAAATATTTGATGAAGAAACAGCTACCTTAAATTTAGGCGATGATATGCTTTCTACTTTAAATAGTTTAGTAAAAAGACGCTATGAAAGGCGAGCTAGGCTGCCAAGAAAAAATAAAGGTCCTAAAATAACTGAAGATACAATTATAGATTTAGTTCTTGACGCGCTAGAAATCGCAGGGCTTGAAAACTTTAGCTACGGTGGCGATGACACAGCAGATACAGCAGGTGAGATTGCTGTTAAGAAACTTGTTGATTCTTTAATGCAACAGTATGGGACAGATTAAGTTATGGGTACTATTCGTGATGGCATAATAAGAAGAAGGCGCTCTCAAAATAGAGGGAGTATTGCACAGGGGATAATAAGAAGACGGGGTCTACCTCAAAATACATCTTTTAATGCTGTTTTCCAAGATTCTGATGAAACACTATATGACTCAGATTTAAGAAATGATGTTAATTTTCAAAAAGCATCAGAAGTTATTTACAACATGAATAAAAGTGTAGATGCTGAGCGTTTAGAATCACCAGAAGACTACGCTAAGTATGGTATCGAGACAATGGGTTGGTTTAACTGGAATCTTGGTAAAATGACTTTAGATGCTAACCGTATCTCTGGTGCTACTGAGGAACAGAAAAAAGCTTTTCTTTACATGATGGAAGCTTATGACGAATTAGGCTTATCTTGGAATGGGACTAAGCGCCTTTTCAAAGGTATTTTATTAGACCCTACTACTTATGTTGGTTTAACTACATTTGGAATTGGACTAGCAGGTAAGGAGGCTACTAAACAAGTAGGAAAAGAAAGTTTTAAAGAATTGTTAAAAACATCTACAAGAGCAGGCGTTATTGCGTCAGTAGAATCTGGTGTATACACCTCAGTAGATGATATTAACAGGCAAGTGGTAGAAACTTCTGTGTCTGGAGAAGACATAAACTTAGGTAGGGTTGCTAAATCAGCAGCAATAGGAGCAACTGTAGGGTTTGGTTTAGGAACTGGTATTGCCGCAGCATATAAAAAAGTAACAAATATTAGAAATAAAAATACTAAAGAAATAGCTAAAGAAGTTAATGAGCAAGAAATTGCTGATAAATTACCAACCATTGATGAAGGAAGACCAAAACAAACTGCACAAGAAACTCCTATAGATTTAATTAGAAGGGATTTTGATAGTGTAATACAGGCTATTAAGCGTACAGTCCCAACAGGTAAGACTGCATCTTTACGGCCTGACGGAACACAAGATTTAGATGACCTTGTACAATCTGTACAGCCAGTAAAAAAATTACTTATTAGAGCTGCTGGTGCTGTAGATGGTGTACGTACAAGAAACCCAGAAGACCTTGCTACTTATTTTGAGCAAATTGCAAAAACTGATGGTGAAGCGCAGTATCTTGAAGTAGCTACTACCCAAGCTGTTTCTGCATTAAAAGTTAAAGTTTATAACTTAAGACTTAAACAAAAACAACTAAACGGTGATGAAGCTGACGATATTGGTAAACAGATTGACACTATAGAATCTGTGATTGCACCTTTAGATGAAGTTGATAAAGCAATGTCCACAGTTACAGGGAGGCGTTTACGCTCAAGACAAGCAAGCCTTAACACAGGAAAACTACGCGGAGAAACCATAACAGGTCTTGAGGCTAAGGGGATGACTCGCGTAGAAGCTGAACGCCATTGGGAAGCTATTATAGAAGAGAAACTTATGAAAAAAGAGTTTCGTAATTTGTCTCTTGATTTTGATAACAAAATAGAAGAAGCAAGAAAAAGTGGAGACATTGAAAGCTTTTTAAAATTAAAACATGAAAAGAAAATAAAAGTAGATGAATTAAAAGAACAGACTTTAAAAGAAGAAGGCTCTTCTATTTATAGAGCAATTAACAAACCTGTAAAACTTTTAAATGAAGTTATGATTAGTTTTGTGTTTTCACCTGCTACTATAATTGTAAACCTTGTACCCTCCCTTGTTAAAACTTTATACAAACCTTTACTTAACAATTTAGTTCAAGAAGGTTTATCAGCTACATCAAGAAAAAAAATAGCAGCAGAATATTCCTCAATGGCATCTATGATTCCTAGCGCAGCTAAGATGGCTAAAGCTGCATGGCGTTACGAAAAGTCTATACTTACAGGCGACTCTGCTAGGTTCTTAGAAGATTATACTGTCATTCCTAAAAAATTCGGTGGTGGAGTGTTACGTTTTTTCCCTAGAGCTTTGCTTGCTACCGATGCGTTTTTTGAAAGCATCCATTATAGAGCTTACACAGTAGGTAACGCTACTGGTAAAGCTATGGAAGACGGTGTAGCTAAAGGTTTAAAAGGTAAGAAACTTGATGCTTTTGTTAAAAATGAAACTCAAAAATCTTTAGATAAAGCTTATGCCCCTGAAGAAAACGCTATTGAAATTTTAATGCAAGAGGGCATCTCAAGAGGAAAAAGCGGTAAAGAACTAGAAGATTTTATAAACCAGGAATTATTAAACAACACAGATGTTTTTACAAAAGCCACAGACCAAGACGGGCGTGACTATGTGCAAGACATTTTATTTAAAAGGGACTTTTCAGGAAAAAGCACTATTTCTGAATTAGCCAAGGGCTATGAGGGCTTTGTAAACAGAAACCCCGTTATGCGTATTATGGGTCAACTTTTCTTCCGTACACCTGTGCGGGTCTTTGAAGAAGGCATTAGATTAACTCCAGGTGTTAATTTAATTAGCCCGAGTTTTATAAAAGATTTGAGAGGCATTAATGGTCCTATTCGACAAGCTAGAGCGAATGGAGAGGCTTTACTGTCGTATTCAATAGGTGGCTCAATACTATCTATGTATGCTACTGGTAATGTCACAGGTGCAATGGGACAAGATTATAAACAAACTAGACAAGGCGTAAACGCAGGTGGGCAAGAACCTTACACAATTAAATTTAGTGATGGGAGTACTTTTAATTACCGTAACTTTGACCCTTTTTCTACTCCAATAAAAATTATTGTTAATGCTTTGGAGCGTGCAGAAACATTAGCATACAGGGCAGAACAAGGAGAAGCTTTAGATAAGACTGCAATGGATAAAGTACAAGCTAGTGTGTCTATAGCTATCGGCTCAATAGCTCAATCAATAAGAGATGCTAACTTAGCTTCTGGTGTAGATGCTGTAGCTGATTTTTGGGCTGACTTACAAGATGAAGAAGGCTCTGACCAGTTAATAAAATTTGTAGGAAAAAAGGTGCAATTATTTTTACCTAACACCTATTATAAATATCAATTACAAGATAATCCTTTTTTAAGCGACCCTGTTACTTTAGAACAGTTTTGGAGACAGCGTATTAATCCTGCTGACCCTCTTGTTCCTAAACGCTACACGGCACTAGGTAGACCAGTGACGCTTGCAAATCCACCTGCCGTTATGTATTACTTTAATACAGCAACGGTTGAAGAAAGAAAAAGAGGTAAACCGCAAAAAGAGCTAGAAGTCGAACAATTTTTATACGAGTTAGCACAAGTAGGTGATACACATTTTACTGCTCCTTATAAATATAAAAAGTATATGGGCGATATAGACCTTAGAACACAAGTAACTAAAGATGGAAAAGAATCATATTATGACAGATGGATGCGTTATACCTTTGAGTCAGGCCTTATTGAAGTTCTTTATAATTTAAAATCCTTACCTATGGGTACTGCTTCAAACCCTGGAATTGCTGAAATAAAAGCGAGAAAAACTATTAATTCGTTTAGAAAAAATGCGTTTTTAAAGCTGCTTTCTGAAGAGACTTTTATACAAAAAAAATATCAATCTCTTCTTCTAAACAAACTTTTAGATACATCAGGACAGCGTTCAATAGAAAACATACCACAAAACATAACAGGAACTAGATAATCATGTCTTATGCACTAACTAGACTTACTGGTGACGGTAGCACCACTACATTTACTATCGGCTTTACCTACAGGGACGAGGCAGATATAATAGTTAAGGTAGATGGAGTAACTAAAACCATTACTACTGACTATACTGTTGCGGCAGGTGGTACACAAATTACATTTACATCGCCACCAGCAGATACAACTGCAATTCTTTTTCAAAGAAGCACTAGTCAAACTACAAGATTAGTAGATTATACAGCAGGGGCTGTATTCAAAGAGTCAGACCTTGATACTGACAGTATACAAAGTTTTAATATGTCTCAGGAAGCTATAGACATAGCTAACGAATCAATGGTAGTTGACTCATCTAATAGATTTGATGCACTCAACAAACGTATAATAAAAGTTGCTGACCCTGTAGATAACACAGATGCTGTTAACAAGCAGTTTATATCTACTAATTTACCTAATATTACCACAGTAGCGGGTATATCCAGTGATGTTACAACTGTAGCTGGAATCTCTAGTAATGTTACAGCTGTTGCTGGGGATGCTACAGACATTGGTACAGTAGCAGGTATCTCTAGTAATGTCACGACTGTGGCTGGAATATCCAGTGATGTTACAGCTGTTGCCGCAGATGCTACAGATATTGGTACAGTAGCTACTAATATATCTGATGTTCAATCAGCTGCAAACTTACTTGCTGCTACAGTATCAACAGGTTCTCCAGGCACTGACGTTACTTACAATGGAGCTACAGGTGTACTAACAGTACCTAGAGGTGCTACTGGTGCAACAGGAGCAACAGGACCTACAGGTTCTACAGGGCCAGCAGGACCTACGGGCGCTACTGGAGCTACAGGACCTACTGGAGCTACAGGGGCTGATTCAACGGTTGCAGGACCTACAGGTCCAGCTGGACCGACAGGACCTACTGGAGCTACAGGGCCTGCTGGTCCAACAGGTGCAGCAGGTGCTGATGGTGCTGATGGAGCGACTGGTGCAACTGGTCCTACAGGTGCTACAGGGCCAACTGGAGCTACAGGTCCAACAGGCGCTACTGGGCCTGCGGGCGCGGATGGTGTTACGCAAGATGTTTCAGGTAAAGCTAATTTAGAAGGCGGTGTTGTTTTCAACGACAGTAGTGCCGCTGTAGACTTCCGCGTTGAATCTAACGGCAACGCCAATATGCTATTTGTTGATGGTGCAAATGATTCAGTGGGCATAGGGACTTCTTCGCCTGATACTCTTTTACATTTATCTGCTAACACAGGTGCAACTTTAAGACTAGAAAGCACAGATACAAGTGTTGCAGCTGATGAGGTTATGGGTGCTATTGAGTGGGAAGGTAACGATGCCACAGTTGGTTCTTCAGGTGTTGTTGGTAAAATTGACTACATTGCTGAAGACGCTACGCCCCAATACGCAATGCGATTTTTTACACACGACAATCTTAGTGGGACTCCCGATTTAGCAGAACGCATGCGCATCACCAGTTCGGGCAACGTGGGTATTGGTACTGATTCGCCTGGAGGCTACCTCGCTGAAGGCGATAATTTAGTAATTTCTGATAGTGGACATACAGGTATTACTCTAGCGTCTGGCACATCCTCAGAAGGCGGTATTTTCTTTGCTGATGGAACAAGCGGTGATGATAGGTTTCGTGGGATGATTAGATACAATCACAGTTCTAATTACATGGAGTTTCGCACTGACGCAGGTGAGCGCATGCGCATAAGCTCATCAGGCAAAGTTTTAATAAACACCACTTCAGATTCAACAACTACCACCAGTTTATTTGTGGATGGTACTATTGCACACGATGGTCGAGTACTTGCTAATAGCACGGCTGGTAATGGAAGTGCGTCTGTACCAGGTATGCCTGTAGGATTTGATTATGATACTGGGTTTTATAGACCAGCATCCAACACCATAGGTATTACAACAGGTGCAACAGAACGCATGAGAATATCGGCTGATGGCTTGTTAATTGGAAGAACAGACGCTCTTTCTAGTGCTGAGGAACAAGGTTGCGTATTTTTCCCAGAAGGGCTGGCAATACTTGCACGAGATGGTACAGCACCTACGAGTATGATGATATTTGTTAGAAAAACTGACACAACCGCTGCTACGGTTGGTAGCATTCTTGCAACATCTACAGCGACAACTTATAGCACATCTTCAGACTATAGGCTAAAAGAAAATGTTAATTACGATTGGGATGCTACAACAAGACTCAAACAATTAAAACCAGCTAGGTTTAATTTTATATCAGATTCAACTGACACTGTAGTTGATGGGTTCTTAGCACATGAAGTATCCAGTGTAGTTCCCGAAGCTGTAACTGGAGATAAAGATGCAGTTTTTACTGCTGAAGATGAGGCAAATAAATTAGGTAAAGAAGGTCAGCCAAACTATCAAGGTATTGACCAAGGTAAATTAGTACCGTTACTCGTCAAAACCATACAGGAACTTGAGGCGCGTATTACTGCTCTTGAATCTTAGTAAAAACTTAAACAAAAAAGGTAAGTAACATGGCAATAAATTTTACTTGGAATGTATCAAGAGTTGAAACATATCCAACATTAAATGGCAAATCAGATGTTATTGGCAAAGTTCATTGGGAGCTAAAGGGAGTAGATGATTCCAATAATGATGAAAATGGCGACCCTATTGATTGGGGTGAGGCAGGTACAGTGGATTTAGACACTTCTGATTTGTCAAGTTTTACAGATTTTTCAAGTGTTAACTCCTCTCAGGTTCAAGGGTGGGTAGAAGCTGCGTTAACAGCAGATGAAGTAACAAGAATTAAATCAAACATTGAAACGGTAATTAATGAACAAGTTACACCAACAACAGTAATGAAAACCATAGGAACATAAAATGTCTAGTAATTCGTGGCACTTAAATAAAAGCGTACCTTTGACTCTTGTGTTTGCTTTGATGGTACAAGCTATAGCCCTTGTTTGGTTTTTTGCAGAACTAAACAATAACATTAATTCAAATCAAACTTTAGTTAATCAGCACGAAGCTCGTATAAAAAACCTTGAAACGCTCGTGCAAGGTCAAGCAGTTTCTCTAGGAAGAATAGACGAAAACATTAGTCATATTAGAGAGACAGTTGACCGTGTTCTTATGTTAGAAGAGAGGTAATAAATGCCGTGGATATTTTTATTATTTATCTCTAGTTTTGCTTATGCAGATAACCAACAAGACGGCAGTTTGAACACTTACAACGGTTCAGATAGTAACTACAACTCCAACAATAGTACAGAAGATAAATCTGTAAGTAATACATATAACGGAGCAGGCTCGTCTAGTGAAATGCCTGTTGGTTCAGCAATAACTCCAACTTATATGTCTAATGGTATAGAGACTTGTTTACAAGGTACAGGTGCTTCCATACAAACTGGAGTAATAGGTTGGTCTAAAGGTAAATATAAAGCAGATGAAAATTGTAATAGACGTAGAGATTCAAAAGTATTAAGTGATTTAGGCATGAAGGTTGCGGCAGTAGCTAGAATGTGTGAGTCATTAGAGGTTTGGAAATCAATGTTTGTATCAGGAACTCCATGTCCTATCTTATCTAATGGTAAGCTAGTCGTGGGTAAACGTGCCTTTTTAGTTATGAAAAGACAGCCAGAAACTTATATACCTGACTACGGCCCAAAGACAGCTGTATGGTATAACACAATACTTAATATAGGGGGAGAAATTACAGATGAAGAAGATGATATTACTTCTGTTAGCGCTAAGTTCCGTAGCTCAATCAGATGAATTAGATTCTTTAATAAATTCCGCTAACAATATAGTTGACCAAATTAACAAAGGTATATTGCTTAGTGGAGCTGCTTTAGAATATTCCTATGAAGGAGGTTACTTATCTAACGGTCAGTTGTCAACTTCAGCCCACATAACAAACCAGCAACTAGAAGCATATAATACTGCTTTGATAGCTATGAATAATTTTCAACCTTATGGCAACGTAGAGGATGTTTTACAACTACACGCAGCAGAACAGTTAGAGCTTATGAACAACGCTGTGGATACTTTTACAGATGTAGTTGTCGAGATGATACAGGTAGTAGAAGTTGTTGAAATAGCTTCAGAGGCATCTACGCCTGACGAAAAAGCTGAGGTACAAGAGTTTGTTGCTACAAATCAAGAAGTATTAACTATCTCACAAGAACAAGTAGAAACGTATAATCAATCAGTAGATGACATAGAAATACACGCTAACAATGCCTCAGTATATCTAGGTGTTGCAGCAAATCAAGAAGCTGTAGATTTTCTACAGACAGGAGCAGAAAACAATAATTCTAATGCTAACAATGCTGCTCTTTCATATAATGCAAGTATGCAACGAGTAAGTATGCAATGGGAAGGCACTAACAACGCTACTGCTGTATACGTCAATGGAACTAACTTTGGTTTAGATTTTTATGTATCTGAAGCAGACATATTAACAGCAGGTGAAGAGTCAGAACTATATCTAACTGGACCTACATACTTAGGTTATCAATGTTTTATGTACGGACAGGAGTGTAATTAAGCATGAGCTTAGAAGATACAACATTAACTATAGGCGATACTTCATTCAAAGGTGTTTGGATAGCCATAGTTCTAGGCATAGGAAGCACTATAGGTGGTGGAGTTTGGACGGCCTCTAGCCTTTACTCAAGATTAGAAGCTGTAGAAGATATACAAATTCCAAATATAATTCCTTTAGAAGAAAAAATATTACTTATAGAGCAAGAGCTAGAAGTAAATGATGTAAGTAAATTACAAGGTAAACTAGCAGAGCTAGGCACTAATCTCTTAGTTATTAAAGAACAGCAAACAGGATTGTTAGAAATACAAACTAAAGTTACTGAGTTAGAAAAAGAAATAGAATCTATGAAGTCTACTGTAAAACAAGCAGAACTAATTGCAAAAGACTTAAATGATGTAGATGAAGAAATGAATAAATTAACCAGAGAAATAGAAGACTTGTGGCAAGGTATGGATTACCTTAGTAACCCACTTAAGTGAGGATTTATGTTAGAAAATTTAATTGGCCCAGTTACAGGGTTACTAGATAAATTTATAGAAGACAAAGATAAGAAGAGTGCTTTAGCTTACGAACTATCTACTATGGCTGAACGACACGCCCAGGAACTTGCTAAGGCTCAGATTGATGTAAACAAGCAAGAAGCTGCTCACAAAAGTTTATTTGTTGCTGGGTGGAGGCCTGCTGTAGGCTGGGTATGTGTCTTAGGTATGACCAGTAACTTTATGATAATACCAATGGCTAACTTTGGCCTTGCTTTAGCTGGCTCTACGCTTACTGTACCTATATTAGAACTATCAGAAATGTTGCCTGTGCTTATGGGTATGTTAGGATTAGGTGCAATGAGAACAGTAGAAAAAGCTAAAGGTGTTCAAAGAGAGAAATAAAATATGAAACAAGATGAAAAACTAATAAAATTACACGATGTACTTGCTACTATTCTATTAGAAAAGGTAAAAGACCCTGAAGTTAAATCAGCAGACCTTAATGTTGCTAGGCAATTTTTAAAAGATAACGACATCACAGCTATACCTACTGATGAAAATGCCCTTGCTAAGTTACTTCAGGATTTACCGTTTCAGGAAGAAGATACACTTATGCAATAGGCAAGGCTTGCTACACTATAGAACGGCTCTTAGAAGAGCTTACAGAGGCTCTCAGAGCTATTAATAGAGGAACTTAAATGTCTTTATATCGCAATATGCACATCCGTAAAAAGAAAGGTATTAGTCGTTCAAAGAAAAACAGTACGATTGACCCTAAGACTTATGCGAAGATGAAAGCTAAGAAAGGTGGTTTTGCAGTTAAAAAGAAAAAGAAGAGGAGCAAATAATGCCGTATGGAAAAGGAACTTATGGTTCAAAAGTAGGAAGACCTGCTAAAAAGAAAGCAAAGAAAGTAATGAAGAAAAAACAAAAAAGGAAATAGAATGGCTACCTATCGCGGTAAAAAGGTTACCCTTAACAAACCCTCAAGGGTTTCTAAAGGAGAGCCAGGATACGGTAGAAAGAAGTCTAAAGTTTATGTTAAAGATGGCGCAAAGATTAAGAAAGTAATGTTTGGTGACCCTAAGATGACCATTAAGAAAAATAATAAAGCTAGACGAAAAAGCTTCAGAGCCAGACACAACTGCGATAATCCAGGACCAAAAACAAAAGCTAAGTATTGGAGTTGTAAGGCGTGGTAATTAATGAACAGTTAAAAGACTTTAAAAACTTCTTGTATTTAGCTTGGAAACATTTAACATTACCTAACCCTACGCCTATTCAATATGATATTAGCGATTACCTACAAGATACAAGAGAACGCAGGATAGTAATTGAAGCGTTTCGTGGTGTAGGTAAATCATGGATAACATCTGCCTTTGTCTGCCACCAGCTGTTACTAAACCCCCAAGAAAACATACTGGTGGTGTCAGCATCAAAGACGAGGGCAGATGATTTTTCTACTTTTACACTGCGTCTTATACATGAAATGCCTATTCTGGCACATTTAAAGCCTAAAGATGGGCAGAGAATGTCTAAGATTAGCTTTGATGTAGCCCCTGCAAAAGCCTCGCACGCCCCTTCTGTAAAATCTTTGGGTATTACAGGACAACTTACAGGCTCTCGTGCAGGGATAATCATTGCTGATGACGTAGAATCAGCTAATAACTCCATGACTCAGATGATGCGAGACAAGCTTGCAGAGACTATTAAGGAGTTTGAAGCCGTACTTAAGCCAGGCGGTAGAATTATCTTTCTAGGAACACCTCAGACAGAGATGTCTATCTATAATTTATTAGACGAAAGAGGCTATAAGACACGTATATGGCCTGCCAGATACCCTGATGATAGGCTTAAAACAGCTATGGGGTACAAGTTAGCTGCTGTTATTGCAGATGAAGCAGATAAAGAGAATCAACCTACAGACCCTGATAGGTTTGATAGCGATGACCTATTAGAGAGAGAAGCATCTTATGGTAAATCAGGGTTTGCTTTACAGTTTATGCTGGATGTATCTCTATCAGATGCAGACAAGTACCCTCTAAAGCTCAATGATTTTATTGTTATGTCTGGTCCTAGTAGCTGGTCAGAAGCCCCTGTAAGCGTTCAGTGGGCCTCTGGTAAGGAACAAATAGATTCTGTCAAGCAGTTACCTAATTTAGGCTTAAAGGCAGACTATTGGGCTGCACCTATGAATACCGCCACGGATACAGCTAAGTGGGATGGTTCAGTGATGTCTATTGACCCTGCTGGTAGAGGTAAGGATGAGACTGCATACGCTGTAGTTAAGATGATTAAGGGACAACTGTACCTAACAGCAGCAGGTGGCCTTAAGAATGGTTACTCAGAAGATAGCCTTGAGGTTCTCTGTAGGGTGGCTAAAGAACAGAAGGTTAATAAGGTTGTAGTAGAGAGTAACTTTGGTGACGGTATGTTTACCCAGCTGCTAAAACCTGTGTTAACTAGGGTTCACCCTGTCTCTATAGAAGAAGTAAGGCATAATATCTCTAAAGAGAAGAGAATGATAGATACACTAGAGCCTATACTAAATCAGCATAGACTAGTTGTAGATGATAAGGTCATATTACAAGATTACCAGTCTGAAGTAGAACTAAAGTATAAACTTTTCTATCAACTTACTAGATTAACCAGGGATAAAGGCTCTCTGATACATGATGATAGACTGGATGCTTTATCTATGGCTGTAGGCTATTGGGTAGAAACACTCGATAGAGATATACAGAAGGCTATGGATGACCATAAGGAAGATATGCTAAGAATAGAGTTAGATAAGTTTATGGAATCTTCTATAGGAAGACCCCAAAAGAGAGATAATTGGATTAATCTTAAGTAATTGATTTATTATAATTATTTAATACCCACCATATAAGGGAGCTAGGGAAAAGATACTATAGATAAAACTTAAGATTACTAATGTAATTAGATTTATTAACTAATAATATAAGACAAATAATAATTAATAACTATAGATGAAACCTAAAGATAACCTAAAGATAACCTAAAGAGTAACTATACATGACTAACGTAACTAAACTTGTGACTAAACTAGAAGGGGAGTTTGTTAGTCTACTGAAAGATGCCGAGTCGTTAGTGCTTATAGGTAAAACTGAAGATGATATTAAGTTGATGACTAACGTATCTAACAGTGAAGCCATTATGATTATCGAAGCAATGAAACTAGAGATGCTTAGTGCCTACCTTGACGATGTACTGGAGTCCCAGAGTTAGCCTAAAAGTTTTGCTAAAAAAATCTGAGGGGTATATCGTATATAGTCCTGTGCAAATTTCCCCCGTTAGGCTACCGCGCACCCCAAAAAATCAAGGGGTAGGGGTGGTATGTCACAAAAAATGTCACGCCAGCCAGCCGTAAGCGTTGCAACTTGTCACTAGCTAACCGATAAAGTATCTATTAGTTACGACTTAACAAAGTATTTTTAAAAAGTATTTTATTATTTGGCTTTCTTTTTCTTGTGGCCTGT